AGGAGCCGGTAGACTCAAAATGGCCCTGAGTGCATTTTCCTAGCACTCCATTTTGAGAATATTACTGATTCCCGGCTATTCCAGTGTAAAGTAAGGACCACCTAATAAAACCTCCCCGACAAGTCGAGAAGTAAAAATCAGTGGTTTTCACTTAAGGAATTGTCGGACGACCACACATGCCGTGTGACCGTGAACTCGGGCCCCCCGAGTTCGTCCTGTACGAAGATAAAACATACCCCCTTCGCACGCAGGGCCTGAAAAATATCGGTACTCATGTTTTGAGCTTTAACAAGTATTGATCTCAGTGTCACAGGGACTCGTCCCATCTCAGAGTGGTGTCTCGAAAAGTTTGCCACGTAGGAGCAGGGATAGAGTTTGCACACTCGGACCAAGCATCCTCTACCTTCTTGCAGAGGAGTGTATTTTAACCGGCCTATATTTATGACTACGAAACGGGGCCTTTCGTTAAGTAGTTTGTTGTTTTCTGGGATTTATCCCGCACTATCTTGCGCATAATCCTGCTCGAAATAAACAGGGGGCATCCCGTTGAAGAAGAAGAAATTGAAATCTTCTCCAGCTGACACATAAAGTTTCAGATAACTAGTATCGAACGCTGTCTCACTTTCGGGTAACATGATGGAAAAATCCCATCCAGGCCCGCTAGTAGACGTCTCGTAGTTGTCATCAACAAAAGTGTACTTGAATCGATCATTTTGGAGATAAGGAACCTCGACCGTCTGTATGGGGTTAACCGCGGTATTACCTAAGTGAAGCCCATAACAATCAAGACCTCGATCAACTCCATTGAAAATCTGAGGAATATTTGTAATGAGTGGACCACCACTTTCAGCTATGCTCTGTGTCAATGAAAAATCATTTCGTCGAGCAAGTGAGAAAGTTGTGCTGTTCCACATATCAGCACCATCTCCTCCAGACTTAGTCGAAGATAAATTCACAGTACTAGTGTCTGCTGTCCACCTGGTTGAACCACGCCATCCAAGAAAAGCGCGACCAAGGTAATTGAGAAGAGTGGTGAGGGCCGCATTGTAAAAGCGACCGTCGGAAAAAGCAGTGACCATCGAACCAGTTGATAGAGTTTGTCCAGTGATAAAACCACCGTACGTTGGAAAAGATCCACGAGAAATCTTGTAAACAGCTGTTGAATTTGGTTCAGCCATTAACCGTAGTTCCGCGCGGTAAGCACGTTTCAAAAGAGTTCGAAAAGAAGGTATTACTTCGCCCATAAAAACCATAGTGGTGTCAGGAGTGTCAATTTGCGTTTTAGCCATCTCATCAACCGTTTCCGGATCAGTGATGGGTGCACCTTGATCATCCAGATCATTAGTTTCAGGAACACCAGATTCAGGAATCGACTTCTTCAACGAGAGTTTCTTCATGAAACCCGAGTAAGAATTATTCTCCGGTACTGAAACCGGAGGTCGGAATTTCAAGTAGGAAATCTTATCATCTGGTGCGGCAACCTCAAAATCGTCAAGCATGGAAATAAAAACATTAACAGAAATATCCTCGTTATCATTAGCTGGCGCTGACAGTTTGTTCAAAATATTGACTGTCAAGACGCCATTGCCTTGAACAAGGTTTGTGATCAATGGGTCAATGCCATATTCCTGGCTACTGTACCAACCAAGACTTTCACGGAAGGGAACATCTTGTCCCCAACCAACATCTATTGAAAAATCCTTGGTTTCTGCTATGTCATGGATTGTAGTATACTGCGTATTAAACTCACCATCAAAAGCGCCAATACGAGGATCGTAAGAAACACGAAGGCGCCCTTTGTGGTATTCGGAAGCGACGACCTGAAAGCGAAAACGCATAGTTCCTCTCCAATATTGAAATGGAAGTGCAGCGAGCGCGCTTGCTGGGAAGTGCCATTCTGTTCCGTTGCGTCCCTTGAGTCCTGGATCGACTCGGGCATTCCAGAGATGGAATCCGGGAGTGGCGCTAACGGGCCAGAAGAATGTGGTGAGATAGGATTCTCGTCCGGCGATTGATCCGATTGGAAGTTCGTCGGTCGACCTGATTCCGGTTGTGCACGGGTCGATAGTGAGTTCCTGTTTGCTATCCACAGTAACTTTGTTTGCTGACTGCTTAGTATCAGTAACTGCAAGCGAATGTTTCGCACGAGGTTCAAAGAGCGATTGATGGAGATCATTCGGCGCTGAAAGGCCAAACATCTTTGCCGTGTTAGCGACCGCGTTCGCCCCCATCTCTGTAGCCTTTGCGTAGGGTCCGATAACAGGGACGTTAGATAACGCTCCTGCGACTCGAGCCACATTTGTAGCAGGCCGAGAGATGACATCTTGCTCGTGTTCGTCATTCGATTTCCCTTTGGGTTTACCGGATTCTGCAACAGACGATTGGGGTATCGTCCGTGTAGGAATGGCAAACTTAACATCTTCTGCCCAAGCGAGGACAGTAATATTGAGGGAATCAGTGCTTGCATTAGCATGTTTGAGGTCATTGATCGAAGCGAGAACAATCTCTCCCATATTTCGCCAGTCGTTAGCTCCAACGACCCAGTTATTTTTGGGCCAGAAAAATGGAAGTTCCATAGAACCACCAGCTGACATAGTAGGATTGATGTAAACATGCATGCGTTGTGATCCTCGGATAATATCTTCTTGAACCCACTGGCGTGAAGGTGACGTATTGTCAAGGGGACTGAGGGGTTCATAGGCAGCAATCGCTCGCCCATAGTAGAAAGCATTTCCATTAATGAGAATTTTAACGTGTAGCTTCGATCGAAGGAGGTGAAAGTTCTTGATTTTCTCAATATTTCTTCCATTCTCCCAGAAAAGTGTCCAAGGGTTGAAACGTTCAAAGAGGGAATCATTGACGTCCCAAGTAAAATCCGCGATTCGTATTGGACGGGAAAACCAAGCTCCTAGTGAGGCATCACCGAGAAGTGCAAGATCCCGAGTGGGATCCATAACAGCTCCTCGTTCATCCATAGAGCCAGGTACGTTATCACGGAATTGCATGGTTTGGGATTGTATGTAGGGATCAGCAGCCATGCCTGACTGAAATATTTTATGATTTGAAGTTGGCAAAAATATGCTTGGTATCGTCACTCGCCAAGGCGACGACCCGCTATGTGTGTTGAGATTGTGCAAAGCCTAACTTCGTTTCAAATATATATAATAAACATTTATACAGGGATATGTAACACGTAAACAAAATCGGTAACCATATACACAAAATTCCTTGCTTTTCCGTAGAAGGCAGATGAGCTGCCCCTGGCTTTTAAAGACATCCAGCAGGTCGTCTACTTCACTCTAGTACTTTTCGTGCCATCGATCAACAAGAGTGTCGTAATCAAAATCGAGGTACTCAGTCCACAAATCATGATCTTTCGCGACCTGACTGAGTTCCTCTCGGTATTGGCCATAAATCTCAGGTCCATGAAGGAATGATTCGAGAAGCATAGTGATAATGGCATTCACGGCAAGATCTTCAAGATCACCGGAACCACTCACCATATGGCCCATTTTATCGATGGAAGTCAGAGACAAAGCTCCAACACGGCAATTGAGTTTTTCATGGTGTACGCTCTTTCTCTTCAAAAAGTCAATCAGATCACGATGGACTTCATCAGCCGGATCATCACTCTTCGCTGCATCAGTAATTTTCATATTAATGCTGCTGAAATAACTTTCCTTCGCAGAGAAATTGCACAACGAACGTACACTCGGTTTGGAACCACTTTGTCCGTCATCACCATAAGTGATGATTCGCTCATTTTCACGGAAACTGCCAAGCGAGAGAAAGGCATCAAGACCGAGTTTGGAAACACCATTCACATAAAAAGAAATGCGATTGTGAAGGGAATTTTCGATGGAGTTTCCATACACAGTCATTGAATTGCCTGACGACCAAAGAAAGCAAGAGATAATGGTACCATTCCAATCGATGGTCGGATTGCGAAGTTCATCCGCAATACCGTCCATGATCTTAAGTTCTTCCTCTGAATATCCCATGAACTCGGCAATTCGCCGCATAACGTTCATCGATGCGATTGTCACATCTTGAGATCTCTTGAGGTCATACTTGGAATAGTCCCAATCGACCATCTTTTCATCGGTCGCAAGCTCTTGAACATATTGCATAGTGAGCTCCCATTCTGGTCCAGCACAATTGATTCCGACAGCACACTCACACAACAGAGGATTGCGCGAAATGAATTCAGCGATCGGAAGATAGTACTTTCGGACAAGAAGAGCAAAAATGCATTCAAGAATGTAAAAGATTCGAACTTTTTCCGAGTCCTCATCAACAACTTCATCCTTGAGACATGTTCGTGTCCACACACC